GCCGGCAAGCTGTCCGGCTTCGCGCGCTCGACAGAGTGGAAACCGGAACAGATTAGGGGTAGGGTGGTGGACATGAGCCGAAAGACGCAGCAAGGCACCGTTGTCCAGCTCCGGCCACGTACGCAGGCCGAGCAAGTCGAGGAACTCGACGCGCGCGTGACGCAAGCGCAGGCCGACGCCGCGTTGATGGAGCACGTAGCGGCAGAGTCGCTGAAGGCCGAGTCCTTCGGCGCCGCCGCATCCGCCGTACGCGCCCTCCCCGGGCTGCGGGCGATGGCGATCCGCCTTGAGGCCGCGCGTCAGGGCGAACTCGCCGCGAACGCCCGCGAGCGCATCCGCATCTACCGGGCCGCCGCGGCTACCGAGGGGTCATGGACGGCCGTTGCGTCGCTCACCCAGCAGGAGCGGGAGATCGAGCGCGAGGACGAGGTTAAGCGAGCCGCCGAAGAGGAGCGGGCTCGGATGACGGCTGACCCCGCGGCGGTCCTGTCGCAGCTCGAGGGGGCGCTCCGGCAGCTCCCCGACGCGGTGGCGATCGACCTTCGGGAGCGTCTGCGGTGGACGTAGGGGCCGCCCTCGCGGCGGTCCAGGCTCTTCACACCCTCGCCGACCGGCACGCGGCGAACCCGCTGGCGTTTTTGCAGTGGACGCCGCCCCAGCGGGCATGGCTGGCGTGCGCCGAGCCGCGAAAGTTGTTGCGGGCGGGGAACCAGCTCGGAAAAACCTACGTTGGGCTGGCAGAAGTCATCCATCGCGCTCTTGGAACCCACCCGTTTTACCCGACTCGCCCGCCGCCCGTCGAAATTTGGATTGTTTGCACCTCCTGGGCGCAATCCGTGGCCATCATGGGCAAGTTCTGGGTACTTGTGCCGCGCGCAAAGCTCCGCAAGGGCACGACGTTTGACCCGCGGAACGGGTTTGGCAAGGACAACCCGGCGGTCGTGTTTGAGAACGGGTCGGTGGTGCGCTTCCGCACGACGAACCAGGGCCCGGAGGCGCTGGCGGGCGCGACGATTGATTATGTCCACGTTGACGAGCCCTGCGACGAGGACGTTTACCGCGAGCTGGACCGTCGAGTGCTGCGTCGGGGCGGGTCCATCGGCATCACGTTGACCCCCGTGAACCGCCCGACCGAGTGGCTACGCAAGCTGGTAGAGCTCGGCGCCGTCCGCGAGGTCCACGCGCGGCTGACGGAGGCAAATCTCACCCCCGTCGGCGCTTCGGGCCCTCTCCGGCTGCTCGACGGCACGAGGATGGACGCGGCATGGATTGCGAAGCAGTGGGCGGTGACCCCGCCGGCGTACGCGGGCGTCATCCTCGACGGCGAGTGGGAAACGCGGCCAGAAGGCGTGTTTTACACCTGCTTCGACGCCCGAAAGCACGTCAGCGACGCCGTGCGGCTCGACCCGAAGCAGGGCCGCATCCAGTGGGCGCTTGGGTTCGACTACGCTGCGGCAAACCGCGATTTCGGCCACTGCGTCGCGCTGATTCAGGTGCAAGTGCGGACGGTGTACGACGGCAAGCGCGAGCGCGTCGTGACGGCGGTGTACGTCGTCGACGAGGTGGTGCTCCACGGGTCGGCGTCGACGGCGCAGAGCGCGATCCAGGTGGTCGCCATGCTCCAGCGGCACGGCCTGCGATGGACCGACCTTCACGCGGCGCACGGCGACAATCCGGTGGCCTCAAGGTGGGTTGAGAAGTCCAACCTCGACACCATGCGCGCCGTCGCCCGGGAGCTGGGGATGCAGCCGGCGGCGCTGGCCCCGCGCATCCTCAACGCGAAGGACAACACCAAGAGCGCCGCGAGCTTTGACGGGTGGTGCCGGTGGATGTTTGAGCGCATCGCGGCGGGGGAAATGATGGTTCACCCTCGATGTAAGCACACGATCAAGGGGCTGGAGACGTGGGATTACACGAAGGACCATCCCTACAAGGACGTGCTCGACGCCGTGAGGTACGCGCTGAAGCCGTGGGTCTTCTCGCGCCCCGGATCCCCGGGCGTGACAGTACGGCTCGGATGAAGTAGGGTAAACCCCGGAGCGTCCATGCTCGACTCGTTGCCCGTCATGTCCACCGACGCAGCCGACCTGGCGCGCGTCGAGCACACCCGCCTCCGTCGCCGGATGCTCTACGGCACCTTCCGCCAGGACCTCGACGAGCGCATCGGCATCCAGCTCGGCACGGTGCGCCAGGAGGCATGGGGCTACCCCGACCTCACCGGCAATCCGTTCTTGCAGCTCTGGTCACAGGTCGCCGTCATGTACGACGAGAACCCGGAGCGGTTAGCCCCGCAGGCGGTGCTCGACGGCATCGGCGCGGCCGGCCTTGATGCGCTGATGCGCCGGGTGCAGCGCGACGCCCTCGGGCTGCGGGAAATGCTGGTGTTTGTCGACGTGGTCGACGGGGAGCTGACCTACCGGCCGGTGTTCCCCGACATGGTGACCGCGACGTCCCACCCGTACGACCCGACGCGGCCGGTGACGCTCACCGAGTACCGTCAGGAGCCGTCAATGGGCGGGCGGTGGGTACGCGACTCATGGAACATCGCCGACAAGGCGGCGCCCTACCGCACGGTGACCTTGTGCGACTCCGAGCACACCGACGTGACGGCGGACGTCCTTGGGTCGTCGGGAGCGGGCGCCGACTACATCTGGCGATGGGCGGACGGGTCGCCGTTCATCCCGTGCGTCGTGTACCACGCCGAAATGACGCCCTACCTGTGGGATGCCTTCGCGTTCTCGGAGGTGGCGGAGGGATCGCTGAACATCGGCGTGCTCCTGACGTACTACGGCCACGTCGTGAGAAACGCCGCATGGTCACAGCGCGTCGGGATCGATGTCGAGCCGGTCGGCGGCAACGTCGCGCAGTCGGGCGAGCGGTCCGAGTTGGTGACGGACCCGTCGGTCCTGATGTTGCTGCGGACGGTGCAGGAGGGAACCAACCCGCAGCTTCTCTCGATGGGAACGCCGGTCGACACCGAGATCATCCTTCGGTCCATCGGCGCCTACGAGCGTCGGATCCTCAACATCGCCGGGTTCACCTCCCCCGACGTAACCAAGCAGAACGCCGACATCCGCAGCGGCTACAGCCTCGCGGTAGCGCGCGAGTCCATCGCGGCGCAGCAGGCCAAATACCATCAGACGTTCGCCCGCGCGGACGTCGAGTTGATGCGGAAGTCGGCCGCGTTGCTAAACCGCCACGGCGTCGCGTCGGTGTCCGAGGCACCGGCCGATTTCGGGATCGAGTACGAGGGCGCGCCCATGGCCGCCGAGCCGATGGACCCGCAGCGGATCACGGTCCTGCTGTCGGTTCTCCAGGCGCAGGCCGCCGGGCTCATTACCGCTACGGGCGCCAAGGCGCTCCTCGTGGCGGGCGGGTTCACGGTGGAGGAGGCCGAGGCCGCCGTCGCGCCCGCGCCGCTCAAGCCTGCCAGCGCGGCGCCAACGACCACGACCGAGAACAGCGACACGATGACCACGGATGCGGCGGACACGTCGCAGGAGGACGCGAATGGAGCCTGACAACGAGGCGATGGGCGAGACCAAACAGCCCGTGCCCTACCACCGCTTCAAAGAGGTCAACGACGAGCTCAAGGCGGCCCGCGCAAAGTTGGCCGAGTATGAGCCCGTCGTGACGAAGGCGGCCGACCTCGAGCGCAAGCTGACCGAGCTCAAGGACGCGCATAAGGCGCAGATCGCCGACCTCGGTACGCACCTGTCGATGGCGGACGCGGGCCTCACCGACACCCTTGGGCGCGAGGTGGCGCGGCTCGTCTACTCCAAACTCCCCGAGGACGGCCGCCCGCCGATGGGCGACTGGCTCAAGGGCCTTCGCGCCGAAGGGGCCGACGTGCCGCCGCCGCTGCGGCCCTACCTCACCGCGACGTCGACGCTTTCGCAGACGCCTTTGCAGACGCCCGCAAAGCCAAACCCGACCGGGACGACCGGCCGCGCCCCGCCCGCCGCGGGAAACGTCACGGCGCAGGCCATCCGCGACGCGGAGAGCGACTTCCGCCGCACGGGCGACCGGTCGGCGTACGAGACGAGGCTCCGAGAGCTGAAGGTCATCACCTGACGCGCCGGCCTTGACACGTCGCCCCCGGCGTGCAAGGCTAAGGAATCCGCGGACGCACCGCGACACCAAGCGGAAGAACGGCAACCACCCATCTTCCCCTTGGTGCTCCGATGGCTGACGAGATCGTTGTTTCCAGCGCTGGCGACCTGCTCATTTCCGCCGCGCTCTCCGCGAAGGTCGTGCTCCTTCTCGCCGACCGCAACGGCATCCCCGCCCACCCTGCGATCGCGGCCGGCTACAGCGGCTCGATCAACGGGACCGGGTCGAACGTGCTGAAGGTGTCGCACATCGGCCTGATGGGCTACGACATCCAGTCGACCACGACCGAGGGCAGCACCGTCGCGAACACCGCGCTCACCGACGGGTCGACCTCGATCACCGTCGTGCAGAAGTCCAAGGCATACGAGAACAGCACCCTGATGAACATGATCCGGGGCAGCCTGATCGCCCAGGAGCAGTTCGCCATGGACGCGGTTGTGACGGCGAACGCGACCAAGCTCGACATGCTGGCGAACCTCGTGGACAACTTCTCCACGACCGTCGGCACCTCGGGCAGCAACGCCACCTTCGCCAACTTCCTCGACGCCATCGCGGCGCTTGAGATCAACCAGGTGCAGGGCCCGTTCTTCGGCTGTCTCCACCCGCGACAGTGGGCGGACATCCGTTCGGACGTCGCCGCGGCCTCGGGCGGCGCCATCCAGTGGAACGCCGGTTCCCAGGCCATGATCGACCGGATGAAGGGCCTCGGGTCGCAGGGCTCGTTCTGCGGCGTCGACGTCTGGACCACCACGCGCGTTCCGACCGCGAACGCGGGCGCGGACCGTGCGGGCGGCATCTTCGGCGCCAACGCGATCCTCTGGGCCGACGGCACCGCCTCCACCGAGGGCTCGGCCGACTCGCTCCTGCTCGACGGCGGCCGGATCCTGTTCGAGCGCGTGCGCACGGCCCGCGCCGGCCTCACCGCCTGGGTCCAGCACCAGTGGATCGGGATGGCCGAGGGCCTCGACCTCGCGGGCGTCTCGGTCATCACCGACGCCTAAGCGCCTCCAGGCTTCCGGGTAGGCGCGGGTCTACCGGCCCGCGTCTTTCCCGGGGCCTCGCCCACCCGGGGCCTTTTGCCCCGACCTCCTCACCTGACAGGAAAGACGCACCATGCCATCCGAACATTCCATCGCATCCGCGTTTGTCCCCGTGGACGGCCTCCAGCGACAGGCACCCGCGACGCAGGCCGACGCCCGCGCTCCGTTCCTGTTCCTCTACATCCCCGGGCGGTGGGCAGTGCAGGGCGGCAAGGTGCGGCCCCTTCTCGGCACGCTGAAGCTCGCCCCCGGCGTCAACGGCGTGGACCAGATCCTCAACCGCGTCACGGGCGCCGTGGACCGCATCCTGTCGGCGACCGCCCGCGTCAACGCGCAGGAGCGGGGCCGCCAGCCAATCCCCGTCGATGCCATCCCCGACGAGTGGGCCGACGAGGACGGCGTGAAGTCCTACCTCCGTCGCCCCGAGGGCCGCCCCGACCTGACGATCTCGATGTTCGAAAAGGTCTACCCGGGCAGCAAGCAGATCGACCGCGACGATGCCCGGTACTTTGAGTGGCTCGACTGGCTGATGGAATCTGGCAACGTCCCGCGGTGCCCGGAGTACATGCTGAACAGCCTCGCCGCGAAGCTCACCGAGGACGTCGCACGCCTCCAGGACCGTCTCGCCCTCCAGCCAAGCCTCGCGCCGGCCGTGGAGTCCACCAAGCGCGACCTTACCGCCGTGCAGGCCGAGATCGCGGCGCGTACCGCCTCCGAGCCCGCCGGCAAGCGCAAGCGGCCCGCGAAGACGGCCGCCGTGACGGTGGAGGAGTGATGGCGGGCGCCCCTACGCCGCTCCCGGTCAAGGAGGTGCGCGAGCGCCTCGAGGACCGCCTCCGTTCGTCGGGCGCCGACCGTGAAACGGCCCGCCGACTCGCCGACGCCAGCGCCGGGCGCGTTTACGATCAGCGCAGCCGAGCCGACGAAGGCCGGCGCGAGAAGCCTCGCCCCCCTCGATAGGAGGCTCCGATGCCCACGCCGTTTCGATCCGCCGTTTCCGCTCCCGGGTTCGTCCTCGCGGCCGACCCGCTCACCGCCACCGAGCCCGCCGCGGGTGTGCTGGCGACCGACACGATCAGCGAGGCGACGAGCGCCGCGGGCGTGACCATCGACGGCCTGCTGCTCAAGGACGGCGTGGTGATGTCGGATCAGTTCGTCGTCGCTGAAATCACGGTTGGGAACGCAACCGGCGGGGCAACCGGCGCCGCCCTTACGCTCCAGCTTCGCCGCCTCGACGGATCCACCGCCATTGGCAGCGCGCGGCAGGTCATGATCCGCGCCCTCCAGGCGCAGTATCAGCCAATCCCGCCGGCCGAAAGCTCGGTGACCTTTGGCACCGCGACGACCGGCAGCATCATCGGTTCTGGTGCCGCGTGGGCGCTCATCGAGACGTCGGCGACCGGTGCGTTCGCCTGCACGGCCACGAACATCGATGATGAGACGAGCTGGTTCCGCGCCATCAGCGCCGACTCCGTGAGCGCCGTCGGCAAGGGCTGCATCGTCCTCGCCTGCGTCGCGGATTTCGCGACCTGGAGCGCGTAACGCCGTGGCGTACGTCGACTACACCGCCCGTTTCCTGACGCTGACGCAGGTAGAGCGCGACCGGGACACCCCGCTTTCGGTCACTTGCTACAACGGCGCGAGTTCGGCGACGCCGGCCTCGGGGACGTTCACGCTCACCAACGCCTCGGGCACGGTCGTGACCACGGGCGCGGTGACGGTAACGGGCGGTGCGGCGACGTACACGGTAACGGCTGCGATGATGTCGGGGCAGTCCTTCGGCCCCGGCTGGCGCGTCGAGTGGTCGCTGGTCATGCCCGACACGTACACCCATGTGTTCCAGAACGAGGCCGCTTGCGTGCGGCTCCGGTATGGGGTGCAGACGGCGGACATTGACCTGTACGACCTGCACCCGGAGCTCGCGTCGTACATCCCCTCGGGCGCGTCCTCGTGGCAGACGCAGCGGGAACGGGCGTGGGCGAACGTGTGGGCGCTGCTCAACAGCAAGGGCAAGCCGCC